GCGGCCATCCCGACGCCTCCCGACGCCGGGCCGATCGCGTTTCACGACGGCGCGCAGGCGGAGGCCATCGAGCGGGCGTTGGCGTGGCTGGGCACCAAGACCACGACGTTCGAGGGCGCCTCGAAGCTGGAGCTGAACGAGCGGCACTTCGACGCGGACTTCTGGATCGCGTTCATCGAAACCCACTGCTGGGACAAGCAGAAGGGCAGCAACCTCCCCTCGCGCGTGAAGCTCACGGCGTTCGAGAAGCGGGAGATTCGCCGCCTCCTCAAGCGCGATCGGAAGAACGGCACGCTGCTGTTCCTCCAGTGGGTCGTGTCATGGCCCCGCCGCCACGGCAAAACCATGCTCGTGGCGATGTACGTCCTGCTCCGCTGCCTCCGGCATCCCAACCAGTTCGTCATCATCCAGGGCGCGTCGGAGGACGCGAGCGCCCAATCGGCGATGCGGCGTGTCGCGGAGCTGATCCAGTTCTCGCCGTCGTTCAACACCGTGAAGGGCAAGGCGAGCCAGTTCACCGCGAGGTTCAACTGGCACGCCGCCGACGAACTCACCGCGGACCCGCGTTGGCACGAGTGGACGAAGGACCTGCCCTCCGTCGACATCGAGGGCGTCGCGGGCGAGATCCGCTTCGGCAACGGCTCGGTCATCGTGAACGCGACCTACGCGGTCTCGTCGTCCTACGGCAAGCGCATCAGCGTGTATTGGAACACGGAGCTTGCCCAGGCGCCGAAGGTCGAGACGTTCCAGGCGGGCGCCTCTTCCACCGGCGACTCTTGGTGCGGCCTGACGATCATCGACACCACGCAGAGCCCCAAGGAACACCTGGTCTGGAAGACGACGGAGGCGGGGCTCCTCGCGGAGAAGACGGGCGGCAAGCAGGGCGATCCGGTCACCGGCGTCAGCTACGTCGCTTATGACGACATCGCGGACTTCGAGAAGCAGGGGCTGGCGCCGTGGATCGACGCGCGATGGCTCCGCTCCCGCGCGGGGCAGATGACGCCCGGCGAGTTCAAGCGGTTCCACCTGAACCTGCCGACCGGCGCGGGCGAGCCGGCGTTCCTCGAAGCGCTCGTGCGCCGCGCGGCGCAGGCGCCGCTGAGCGCGGACCTCGCGGAGTTCCAACGGCTCTACAGCGCGGGCGCGGACAAGACGGCGCAGGCGCACTGGAAGCGGATGGTCTCGAAGTTCCGCGGCAAGCGCGCGATGATCGGCTTCGGCATGGACCGCTCGATGGGCGGGCCGCGGAGCGACCGGACCGTGTGCGTCTTCGTGGCGCGGGCGGTGGACCCGGAGCTGATCGGCAAGAGCGTGCCCGTGTGGGACGAGAACGGCGAGGTGTGCGGGGAGACCGACGCCGACCCGACCGTGTTTCTCGTCGCCGTGGTGGTCATCGTGCCCTTCGGCTCGGACCACACGATCAAGTCGGCGATCAAGACCGGCCGGAAGTACTTCGGCGTGACCCCGATGGGGTTCCGCTTCGAGACGTACCAGGCGAAGGACATCGCGGACTGGGCGGAGGACGAGGGCTACGACGGGTGCAAGACCGTCGACCTGAGCAACCGGCGGAAGACGATGTACGTGCGCCGAGTCAACGAACTGCTGGCGACGGGCCGATTGATCCTGCCGTCTCCGGACCAGGGCGGGCCACCGGCCCTGCTCCTCGCGGAGATGCTCGCGTACTGCGAGACGCGGAGCGAGAACGGCAACCCCAGCTACGGCGGGCCGAAGTCGACGGAGTGGATCGACCTCGATGGCGACGGCGAGCCCGAGAGCGTGATGCGGAAGGACGACACGGTCGAGGGCGGGATGCACGCTCTCGATGCGGTCTGGACGAACCCCGAGTACGCATGAGGCGTGCTCTGACATCGCAGGCAGGAGCCGACCATAACTCCCACTCCGGACACGCCGGGGAAGGACGTCGGCGATGGCAAAGGCGAAGCGCAAGGATGCGGACGGTGTGAACGCGGTCGGGCTCGCGCCGATCGACGCGACGATCGTTGGCAAGGTTCTGGCGAAGGCGGGCACGGCAGCGGGCAAGGGCGGCGCGGAGTTGGAGCCCGGGGCTTACGACTACGACTTCACCCAGCGGTTCCGTGGTCAGGCGATCGTGAACCAGCCCGGGGAACGCACGAGCAAGACGATGCACGCTGGCCTCGCGGAGATCGTCGTCGCGGCCTTCTCCGAGGTACCTGAACTCAAGGCGATCGGACTGGACACGCTGCTCGACAAGGGAACCCGGGCGTGCAAGTCGGCGCGCCGATCCGCCGCAGGCCGCGAGAAGCTCGGCGTGGAAACCAAGGCGCTGAGCGAGGCGGTGGAACGGGCGGTCATCAAGGCGGACCTCTACACCGAGGAGACCAAGCCCGTCGCGGGCGCGTTCCGCTGCGAACCGGACATCACAACTCTCAACTGCAACATCCTCCGGAAGGATTGATCGGCGTTCATGTTCGACCGCGCCGTCAAGACCGCTCGCAACCTCAGCGCCCGCGCCGGCCTCGCCGTCGCGGAGCGCGCTATGGGCGCGTCGTGGCGGAACTGGCTCCGGGGCGACGACGCCCCGGGGTCCGTTGGTTTCCGTGGCGGTCGGCCCGACGGGCTCGACGCGCCCTGGACGGGCATCGCCGTGCGCTCGATCGCAGAGACCATCGCCCGCACGCCGTGGCGCGTGGTCGACGACGACGACCGCGAGGTCGACAACGGCGACCTGATCCGGCTCCTGCGTCGGCCCCACCCCCAGCAGAGCGGCGAGGACTTCATCGAAGAACTCGCCGTCGTCATCCTCGGCAACGGCGGAGCCGCGATCGTCAAGGAGTTTGGCTCCACGGGCATCGGAACGCCATCGAAGCCGGGCCGCGTGCCGACTGCGCTTATCGTGGTCGAGCCGAACCGCCTCACTCCCGTGTGGGGCATGAGCCCGGAGATGCTCCGGCCCCGGCTCGTCGCGTGGCAGTTCCGCCCGCGGCCCGAACACGGCCTCGGCGACACGGGCGCGGGCGCGATGCGCGTGCTCTCCGTCGACCAGGTCATCCCCATCCGCATGCCCGACGGCACAACGGCGAACCCCGTCCGCGGCCTCTCGCCGCGCGTGGGAAGCCAGCCCGCGATCGACCTCCAGCGCGAGTCGCTGGAGTTCGCGGTGGAGTACTTCCGCGAGGACGCGATGGTGGGCGAGCGGTACGGGACCGACTCGGCGCTGCACGACGACCACCGCAAAGAGATCATGGACGCCCTCAAGAGGCACCGGCGCAAGGGTCGCCACCACCCGCTGCTCCTCTGGAAGGGCGTGAAGCCGCTGGGCAGCGCCCCGATGAAGGACATGGCGATGCCGGAACTGAACCGGCTGATCCGCGAGCTGCAGCTCGCGGGGTACGGCGTGCCGCCGATCGTCGGCGGCGTAGTCGACGATGCGAACCGCTCGAACTCCGAGGCCCAGCTGCTGCAGTTCATCGAGGGCCCCGTACAGGCGCTGGCCTCCCGCATCTCCGCCGCCATCAACCACGGCCTGATCGCGGCCCACAACTTCAGCGCCGCCGCGAGCGAGAACGCAGGGCGGCCCCGCGTGTCGCGCACCGCCCACGCCCTGATCCGCGACTCACGGTCCCGCGTCGACCAGGAACGCCGGTCGCGGACGCTCTACCGAGACGCTCTCGTACGCATGGGCGGGGACTCGGGGGCACGTCTCCGCGAGGAGTTCACCGGCGTCCCCGACCGCACGCTGACGTTCTTCGTGGATTTCGACAGCCACCCCTCCGTCGCCAAGGCGCGGCTGGGCCTGGCGCCGCACGGCCTGACGCTCACGCAGATGGGCGTGGCGCTGAACGGGGCGCTCGACATCCTCGACCTGCCGATCGACCGCGAACCGGACGGCGATGTCTCCCTCCTGCCCTTCAACCTCGTCCCGCGGAAGGAGATCATCAACCCGCCCAAGCCCTCGCTTGTGCCCGATGAGCCCGACGACAAGGACGAGGCCAAGCCCGACCCGACGAAAGAGAAGGTCGAGAGCGCCAAGCCCGAGCCGGACGTCGCCGACGACGACAAGGCCTCGCCCGATGCGCTCGTCCGCGCCGTCGGGGGCGTGCGGGCGGCGGCGCTCCGCGGCATCGCCGACCGTCACCGTCGGTCGTGGGCCCCGCTCGCTGCGGAGATGGATCGGCGGACCGTGCGCCACCTCAAGCGGCAGCTGGAGGAGGTCCTGGAACGAATCGAGGACAACGTCGATCCCGACGAGGTCTCGCCGGGCGAACCGAATCCGGGCAAGCGGTCCGCCGGCTCGATCGGGCCCGAGCGACTCGCGCGGCTGACGTTCGACTTGGACGCCGCCGAGGATTCGATCACCGCCCTCGCGCGGCCCGTCGCGGACGCGAGCGCCCGGCTCGGCGGCGCGCAGGGGCTGAGCGAGGCGGGCGTCCCCGACGACAAGCTCCGCGAGCTGACCGACCTCCTGATCGACGATCCCGCGGTGAAGCGGGCGACGGAGCGGATGAGCGCGCACTACCGGCTCATCGAGCGCTCGCGCCACGCCCGCGTGCAGGAGGTCATCCGCGCCGCGTTCGAGGACCCGGCCAAGGGCTACGTCGACCTGGTCTCCGACCTCAAGGCGTTCTACGACGGCGACTACACAGCCGCGCGGCGCACGGCCCACACGCAGGTGACCGAGGTTCTCAACGCCGGACGGCACGAGGGGATGCGGAACGGCGGTGCGAGCGGCAAGCTCTGGATCACCACGAGCCCGAAGCCCCGCGCCAGCCACGAGCAAGCGCAGCGGGACTACGGCACGAGCCCGATCCCGATCGATCAGCCGTTCCTCGTCGGCGACTCGGCGCTCATGTACCCGGCCGATCCGAACGCCACGCCCAAAGAGCGCGTGAACTGCTACTGCATCCAGCTCGCCGCTTTCCTGGACGAGAAGGGCCTCGACCGGACCATCGCCCGCTACGGCGCGAAAGAGTTTGTCGATGCAAGCCGCGCGGGAATCCGAATGGAGACGCTCGAATGCCCGGACTAGCCAACAAGCCGAAGTTCGACCGCGCGTGGATGACCTCCATCGAGCTTCGTGGCGTCGACGCCGCGAGCCGGACGATCACCGCGTACGCGTCGACGCTGTCGATGGACCGCCACGGGACCGTCATCGAGCCCAAGGCGTTCAAGAAGGCCCTCAGGGGCTACATGGCGAACCCCGTGGTCCTGGGCGGGCACGAGCATTGGTACTCCGACGGCGAGCCGCCGGTCATCGGCCGCGTGCTGAAGGCGGAGATCGACGAGAAGGGTCTGCTGGTCACGATCCAGTTCGCCGACGACGGCAAGGCGGCGCTGTGGTGGAAGCGGTACAGCGAGGGCTACATGAAGGCCCTCTCGATCGGCTTCCGCGGCGTCGCCACCGAACGCCGCCCGCGCGAGGACGGCAGCGGCGAGTACATGGTGTTCACCGAGGTCGAGCTGCTGGAGGTCTCGTGCGTCGCCGTGCCCTCGAACCGCGATTCGCTGGTGACCAAGGCCCTCGGCGGCGACATGGAGGCGCTCGATGAGTGCCGCGACGGCACGATCGAGTTCCGCGACCTGCCTTCCTCGGGAACGCCGGACACCGAACTCGCGGCTCGGCTGGCGAAAGCCGAGCGCGGCGTGGCGGCGCTCCTCGAGCGCATCGAGCAGCTGGAGGCGGCGGCGGCGCGGCAGGCCACGCGGCTGCAGGACCAGCGCCGCTCGCTCGACACGCTGCTGACCGCCGGAACGCCGAACACCAACGCCGCGCCGAGCGCGACGCCCAAGAACGAAGCACGAGCCACGGGGGCGGGCGCCCTCGGCGGTTTCTGACCGACCGACTGACGCGGCCCCAAGGCCGAGGAGAGAGACGATGCCGAAGACTCAGACGCCGAACCAGACCCCGGAGCAGAAGCAGGCGATCTTCAACCGCCAGCTCGCGGAGCTGGAGACGCTCAGCGCCTCCAATCCCGTCGAGGCCCGGCGGCAGCTGATCGCCGAGCTGACGGAGAGCCGCCAGATCATCACGGAACTCCTGGCGAAGCAGGAGCGCTCCGACGGGGAGATCAGGGAGCTGAAGGACGAGCAGGAGCGTGCCACCGAGGTCTCGCGCCGGCTCGCCGACAACACCATTCGCCTGCTCGACGATCGCAACCGCGGCGGCGCGAACTCCGGGCTGCAGCACTTCGACTCGCTCGACGATGCCCGCGAGGTCGGCGTGATGGCGCTGCTCTCGCTGCAGAAGGGCCAGGACATCCTCGGCCGCAACGCGGCGGTCAAGGTCGCTTACGAGGAGGCGAAGCGCCGCGTCGAGGCCCGCGCCGCTCAGAGCCGTGCGCTCACCGGCGGCTCCGGCTCCGGCGACAACTACGTCATCGACCCTCAGACCAACGCGGTCATCGGCGCGGTGCCGAAGTTCACCAAGGTCTTCGCCAACTGCCGCGACTGGCCGATGTCGACGGACTCGTTCACCATCCGCCGCCGCGGGACGCGGACGCGCTGGTACCGCGTGGACGCGGGCGGTTCGATCACCGATAGCGACGTCGGCAACCTCACGCCCTTCGCGCTGACGGCGAAGAAGTACGCGGGCCTGTCCTACATCTCCTCGGAGCTGTGGGAGGACGCCAACTCACTCCCGTCGCTGGCTGACATCCTCGTCGAGGACCACGCCGACGGCATCGCCGAGGGCTTCGAGTACGACGTCGTCCGCGGTGTCGCGGGCGGCGCGCAGGCCGGGCTCGCGTGGAACCCCGGCAACTTCTACTTCAACGGGTTCCTCGGCGGCAACGCCGGCTTCACTCCGATCGTGATGGGCGAGCCGCGCTTCGAGGGGATCACGTTCCCCTTCCTCGACAAGCTCATCTTCGGCCTCAAGGAGGAGTACTCCACGGGTGACCTCAAGTTCCACTTCGCCCGCACGATGCTGCAGATCTTCGCGGGCAAGATGGACAAGAACGGCAACTTCATCTGGCAGCCCGCGACCAGCGGACAGCCGGCGCTCCTCCGCAACTATCCCTTCGAGACGTGGCGCACGGCGCCGGGCGTCGCGGAAAGCAACCAGGCGAGCAAGCACTTCATCGCCTTCGGCGACATGCGGAAGGCGATGTTCGTCGGCAAGCGCCGCGAGGTGCGGATCGACGAGGACCGCTCGTTCAAGTTCTCGACCGACGAGGTCGCGGTCCGTTCGACGGCCCGCTACGCCGCCTCGCCCGCGGACCTCAACGCGATCGTGGTCGGCACGACCGCCGCGGCCTGATCCTCAGCCATTCACCCTGAACCTCACCGCGGCGGCGGGGACACCCGCCGCCGCGGCTTACCGGCCCGAGCGCCGCACGACACCAAAGGAGAACGACGATGCACACCTTCACCCTGCCCCGAGTCTCCCACGCCACCGCGGCGCGGGCGGTCATCCGCGGCGTCTTCGGCCTCAAGGCCCACCTGCGCAACCTCGTGGTCACGAGCGACAAGGCCGCGTCCGTCATCAAGGCGCGGCGCTGCACGGTCAAGTTCG